GAATTAGTTCAGACAGGAAACAGACTGAAATACATCGATAAAGCAGGTAAAGAACACATAGACTTTAGGAAAGCATGGGTTGGTGATAAATTAGATATGATAATGGCAGAGTTTAAAGAAGAGGTACCTACCGAAATGGAAGATACCGATGCCCCTATCGAAGTAGAAACAAAGACAAAAGCAAAGACTAAAAAAGAAGAGTAATGATAGACTTTACACACGAGGACATCGAAAGGTTATGGAACTCCATAACACACTACGTTCCAGAGAGACAGAAACTGGATTGTGCCATAGACTTCATCAAGAGCCTAGAGGACATAGGAGTGGAGCACGACGAGATCAAAGCGTCTGCTGAATACGATCCCAAATTAGAAGAAGCGATCAACACTGTGTTCGAAGAAGACGAAGAGTCAGACGGATACGGCGAAGATGATTAATTGGTACAACCTAGTCAGCAGGAACCTAGACAAGATACCAGACTGTGTAGCATACTTTGACAAAGAATTGTTAGAAGCAAAAAAGCAGTGCAAGATATATGGTAATCTTGAAAGAGCCAGTGCCGCACTTCCAGGTATCGTAGAAGAGAGATTCAGTCAACTGCAACAACTAGAAGCAATACTCGAATACCTAAACATAGAGTTGAGAAGACTAAGATCAAAAACTTTCAGAAAGTATTTAGAAAACTACAACAGAGCACTGTCAAGCAGAGACGCAGAGAAGTACGTTGACGGTGAGGATGATGTTGTTGATATGGACAAAATAATAAATGACTTTGCATTAATAAGGAATCAATGGCTAGGTATAACCAAAGGACTGGATCAGAAACAATGGCAAATTACTAACATTGTGAAACTGAGAGTAGCAGGTATGGAAGATGCAGACATCAAATAGGATCATACTCACAGATGTAGACGGAGTCCTGTTGGAATGGGAACACCATTTCACAAAGTGGATGTTGCAACGAACACTGTTTGATGAGAAAGGTGCCAGGTACCATCCATATAGATTACTGCCAAACAAAGAGAACACATACGAGATGGCAGAGAGGTTTGGTCTGACAGTAACCGAAATCCGTAAAGAGATTAGAGAATTCAATAGAAGTGCCTGGATGGGTACTCAACGTCCAATGCTTGAATCACAAACTTGGGTAAAACTATTGGCCGCAGAAGGTTGGACCTTTATTCCAATCACTTCCCAAACTTCAGATATACCTGCTCAGGAATTAAGGAAGAGAAGACTTGGAGAGTTATTTGGTGATCACGTTTTCACAAATTATCATATTCTAGGTACTGGTGCTGACAAAGATAGTGCATTAGCGGAGTTCCACAACACCGGACTATATTGGGTCGAGGACAAGCCAAAGAACGCTGTAGCCGGGCTCAAATACGGTTTAAAGCCTATATTAATAGACCATCCATACAATCAAGATTTCGATCATCCTGAAGTTATACGTGTAAGTAATTGGCAAGACATACACAAAATAGTTTCAGGAAGAAAATGAAGATATACGTAGGGCACGACAGCAGAGAAGACATAGCATACCAAGTATGTGAACACAGCATCAAGCGAAGAGACCCGTCAGCAGAAGTTATCCCCCTCAAGCAAAAACAAATGCGAGACCAAGGACTCTATACCAGACCTGTGGACAAGTTGGCATCAACAGAGTTCACGTTCACTAGGTTCTTCGTGCCCTATATGAATGACTTCAAAGGCTGGGCAGTGTTCTGTGACTGTGACTTCCTATGGAAAATACCTAGTCATGAACTGATAAAGTATTGCGATCCAAGTAAAGCAGTTGTAGTTGTACAACATGATTACACACCAAAAGAGACAACTAAAATGGACGGTCAAACCCAAACAGTGTATCCAAGAAAGAATTGGTCTAGTATGGTGCTATGGAACTGTGAACATCCAAAGAACAAAATCCTTACTCCAGAATTACTCAACGAAGAATCACCAAAATTCCTACACAGGTTCAGTTGGTTGGAAGATAATGAAATCGGTTTATTGCCATTAGAATATAATTGGCTTGTGGGTTGGTATAAAGAACCAAATGATGGCACACCAAAAATATTACACTACACAGAAGGCGGGCCATGGTTTGATGGATACAGAGATTGTGAGTACAGCGATGATTGGAAGAAAGAACTTATAAACTTGTTCAGCTCATAATGAACTGGGATAAACTTAAACCAAATCATTACTTCAGAGATCCTATAACACATATCTATGCACAGGATATTTTTGACACAAAAGAATATGACAAACTATATGAAAATCAAAATAACTTTGATCACAAGACCTGGCAAGAATTTGATACACTGTACAGAATCGGTTTTGAATTCAAAGATGATTTTTCTGAAATAGATTTTAACAAAGAAATAATGTGTTTGTGGTTCTTCAAAGAACGTGCAGATAACACACGGTCCTACGTGTGTGTGAATGACAAGAAACTAGCATATCTACCAAATACATTTCTCGTAACGAAATCAAAAAATATAAAATTTATACAAAAAAATAGAAAATATATACGTCATCCACTTATTCAAATAGATATGACAAACGATCAATGGCAAAGACTGCTCCGTAAATTCCGATAACTACTGTTTGCAGTTATGACGAAAAAAAATCACAAAGAACGAATGTTGGACTGGATAGACAGACTAGGGCTCATCGTGGTCCAATCGGAAATAAAGCCATATGGTCCGGGAACGAGGAGATACATGGTTGGCAAACATGTGGAAGAACCAAAGCACAATTCTTGGCAGATGCCAAGTGGCAAGTGGGCATCAAGTCAGGGTGTGCAAGAATGGCTAACTGAAAAACCTTTGAATGGTCCTGATTTAGAAGCGTGGCTAACCGAATACGAAAAAAATTTATAATGGACGAACAACATCTAAGAAACTGGAGAGAGACGTACGCAATGGCCAAACCTTACATTTCAAAAGGGACTGTTGGGATTGATGTTGGTTGTAGAGAAGGCGGATTCTCAGCACAAATGGAACAGGATTTTGAACACATATTTGCTTTTGATTTTAGAAACAAAATAAAAGAATTCCAAAAAAATGTAAAAGACTTTACAAAGTTCACATACACTGTCTGTGGAATCGGTGAACAAAATGGTCACTCATTTACTAGCAGTAACAAGGTTGGTAGAATCAAAGACAATGGCAATATTAAAGTTCCTATCAAAACAATTGATAGTTTTGACTATCAAAATATTGGTTTTATTAAATATGACATCGAAGGTTACGAATTGAGAGCAGTCAGAGGAAGTGAAAAAACTATCAAAAAATATTTTCCTGTCATAGTTGTGGAACAAAATAAAGGTAACACAGACGCTGTAGAATTGTTACAAAGTTGGGGGTATAAATTAAAAGGCATAGATGACATGTTCAAAAGTGATTATCTTATGGTAAAAGAATGATGTACCAACCTATACCACTACCCACATCGATAGCGTTCGAGCCTATAAACTTATGTAACGCAAAATGCTTCTGTTGTCCTTACACCACATTGAGTGAAGACAAAACATATCATGGCAAACAGATGACACAGGAACAGTTAGGAACACTGTTGCATGACTACGGCTCATTGATAAAAAAGCACAGGGTCAAAGATTATACCTGTGCGATTAGTCCATGGAGATACAGTGATCCGTTGGTGCAACCTAATCTAGAATACATAATGGAACTTTGTGATCATTACAAGATCAAAATTGGACTTTGCACAAACGGGGTATCGTTTACCAAAAAGCAGTGTGAAATTTTAAACAAGTACATTCACCTTTTAGGCAACATCCATATGAGTGTCATCGGTCACACAGCAGAAGAACTTTGGGACTTTATGAAAATTAAAAAAGATAAAACGCTAAACAGTTTGAAATTTGTAAAAGAAAATTATCCAGAACTTTCAAAAAGAATAAGAATAGGAATCAAACATAAAAAACAATCAGCGACCGCAAGTAGTGAAACACTTGCTGAGTACCAGAATGTTATACTTGGCAAAGTGAAGTCAAAGACTAACTGGGTAGAGAATAGAATGGGCGATGGCGATGGAGATTGGACCACGCCTTATGATGCAGTAATAGATAACAACAACTACATGCAAGGCTGTGCAATGGGTGGTGGACGTGTACTTAGGCAAATGGAAATATTAGTTGATGGGAAAACCGTGTTGTGTTGTGATGATGCAGAAGGAAAAACAAACTATGGAAACGTTTTTGAAATTGGAATTGAGAAAGCATGGCACAACTTACAAAAGGAACACGCAATAATATACGCTAAAGAATATTCAGATAGTAAGAAAAATTTGATATGCAATACCTGTTCGAGAGGCAAGTTCAAAGGACATTGGACACAGCCAATGCAATCAAAATTACTTTCACGTCAACAAGGTGTAATTGGTAGAATAGGAAGTATGCAATGATAGGCGAATATTTTTTAAACAACTGTCTCGAAAGTGAAATAATAAGTTTGCCATGGTCTCATCAGATTATCAATGATACATTACCAAAGCAAGACTTTGATACATTACGTAAGGAATGCGAAAACTTAGATGTGCCTAAAGACAAACTTGTTGCACTTTATCCAAAAGATTTTCAAGACTACAACATCTCGTTCTACGAGCAGATAGAAGACATAAGCAGAAATATTTTAATCAATGCAAAAGCACTTTGTGAAAAATATCCTGCACATCGTTGGTTCAATAACTTGGCCGTAAATGCACACATATCAATAACACCACCGTTGCCTTACAAGTTTCATATACACCAAGAAGGCCTAGAGAAGATATGGAGCAGTGTGACATACGTTACACCTGAAAACAATGTAGGCACTAAGATGTACACAGAGGACAATCCAAATAGTTTTGTGAAAGAAGCAGAATGGAAACCTAACAGTACTTTTATATTTTGCGGACAGCAAAGTAAGACTTGGCACAGTTATGAAAGTGACCAAACCGAACAGAGGATCACTCTAAACTTCTTTCTTATGAAGGAAAACAAGCACTGTTTTTATACAGGTTAATTTATTTTTTCTTGCAACGCTAGGACGTCTGCTTGTAAACATCTCTGTTTTACTTTAGTCCAAACAAAATTATCTCGTTCATTGATATTAAGATTTTTACGTATTTGTTTCCCTGCGTTGTCGTCAATAATTTTTTTGGCTTTAAACGTCACTGTTGGCAAATAAAGACATCTGTTTAATTTACGTGCAACTTTCTGTGTGTACGTGTCCACGTGCCAATGCCAAAAGAACGGTGGAGCAAGATAGCCTAACGTATTAGTCCAATTCTTATGCACGGCAAAGTGAGCCGCCGGTAATGGGTCATCTGGCCAGAGCATTGTCTCATCACCGTGCTCTTTAGTACCTTTGTCCCTGCCATCGCTCGGCACTACCATTAAAATCCTGTCCTCGTACCTGAGAAATTCGTCTGCAATAAGTTGATCCCATCCTTTTGTTTGTACCTGTACATCGTCGCCCATAAGCATCACTATATCGTGCGAGGCCTTATCGGCCATTAAGTTCCAACTGTAGCAAGTTGATTGATTAGGCCCAACAGTATAATGTTTTTCGTCTAGCAGATCTTTATACTGTTCTAACTTTTCATCGTCGTCGTTAAGATAAAAAAGAAACTCGGTGTCGCCTTTTTGTGTCTGCGTTGCTGTATCTATTAACCTTTTTGCAAGTTCAGGCCTACCTCTCGATGGGCAACAAAAAGAAATCATATTAACTTATTCTTCCAGGTATCTGGTGTAATATCATTAACAATTTCTAAAGGCAAGTGATACTGAAACTTTTTGGTACCCCTAGTCCTTATGTACTCGGCGGTCTTTTTGACCGACTGTCTCATATTAGTTGCTGTCTTATATCCTAAAAACTCTCTCGCTTTGTTAGACGAACAGACTGCTAGTTTAACTTCCTTAGGCCTATCTTTGTGATGTATTGGATCTAGGTTCAGTCCTGTTTCATTTGCACAGGCCTCCGCTAACTCATTGATTGTTATAGGTTCTTCGTCTGGACCAATGTTAATAACTTCACCAACGACGTTGTCTTGAAACGCAAGTGCATTTAAACAATACAAACAATCGTCTATGTAACTGAAACATCTTTGCTGTTCACCATCTCCGTATATGATTGGTTGCTTACCCTGTAACATTCTGTTCAACATAATAGACATAACGTTCCTAAACGGATCATCATACTTCTGTCTTGGCCCAACAATGTTGTGTGGCACAGCGATTACATACTCAACTCCGTGCGTTTCACATAAATTTCTAAGCACATCTTCTCCGGCTTTCTTTGCGATACCGTATGGATCTTGGGGGCGGCACTCGTAAGTTTCTTTGTATGGTAATTCGTCATGATGACCGTATCTCGCCATGCTAGAACAATACACAATACGTTTGACTTTGTTTCTTATTGCCGCTGTAATAGTTGTAACAGATGCTTCAAAAATATTCCTTGTTACAAGTACAGGAGAGAAAACAGAAAGTCCTTCGTATGCAGTAGCGGCCGTATGGTACACAATATCACAGCCTTCCATTGCTTTGGTCATGTTTTCTAGATCACAACAATCCACTTGATGAAATTCAACATTTTGTGGAACGTTGTCCATGTAGCCACCAATCATGTTATCATTACCAGCGACAGTATGTCCTTGCGATATCATTAAGTCTGCTAGGTGTGATCCTAAAAATCCTGCGACTCCTGTTATAAAAATTTTCATTTACGTTATTTAATTTGTATCATGGACGAAAGAAAACTTTATCTGGCCAATGCTCTATTAGAACTTTATAGCCAAGAGAACTCAAGTGCTTTTCAATCTCAATATTACTACTGCCATATTTTTTTGTGGCGTTGTTTAATTCAATCATAAGATATTGAACACTTTCTAAAGTTTTTTCGGCACCTTTTAGTACCTCCATCTCATATCCTTCAACATCTATTTTTATCAAATCCACATCTTGGTAATTCAAATGATCTAGAGTAATCATCCTTATAGGGCCGTCTTTGTCTATTCTTTTTGCTTGGGTGAAATCATCCTCCGTCAATGATATGCCTTTCAATTCTGATCCAACTGCTTCTTTTCTCGGATCACAATTTACTGTACAATTACGTTGCAGGCATTCAAAATGTGTCGTGTCAGGTTCGAAAGCAACAATTTTTTTTGCATATGGTTCCATCGCTTTTGCCCATGTTCCGCACCAAGCACCTATATCAATAACTGTTTTGAATTTTTTACTTTGACTTTTACAGTAATCTAAAAATTTAAGTAGGCATTTGTTTTGGGTAAAAGGCTGTCCGGCCTTCCATTGCTCTATGTGTATATCATTCGAGGGCACCCAAAAGCCATTTACTTTTTCTATCTTCATAATATCCCTTTGTCCATTAGTATCTCAACTGCTGTACCGTTACTTAACTCCTCAGGAGTGAATTGTTGATAGGCTAAACTGTACAGCCATGGTTCAGGCCCACCGTAGTATGGATTCTCTATGTCTGACAATTCAACATTACCAACGTCAACAGCAAAACTTTTATTATCACAGAACACAGGTATTCCCTCACACATGGCCTCCACGGCCGCTATGCTACAACTTGTAACCACACACCAGGCTTCCTTAAGATCCTCGGATAGGGGTACTGTGGCCTCACTTGGTCCTGATGTACCCCTGCCCCTAGGCTTGTGTCGAAGTCGGATTGGTCTGTCTGTGTATCTTTTGATCTGTTCAATGGTCTCGTTTGTCCAATTTGGTCTATCTAAGTAATTGTGTATACCTGCACTACTGGGACAAACTAAAATATACTTGCCAGCGAAGTTTGGTGCTTTGATCTTCATTCCAAACTTTTCGAATCTATCGGCCTTGCAATTTTTTATGTAGGGAACGTGAATGGCATTCTTGCACACACGCCAATAATGATTGTCCGGCTTCAGATTATTGTTATCAAATCTTCCAAAGTAAGGCGTGTCTGTGAACCAGTAATTATGGTTACGTGCTTCTAACTTCTTGACCATTTCTCTATTGTTACCAACAAATCCCCAAAACATACTGTTACTATTTGGATCAGTTTCAACTGCATTGTCTAACTTTGTTATTTGTGCTGGCCAGGAGTTCTCAACACCGTTGAACACTTCCCACGCCTTGCTGTTCTTATTTTTAAATGGTGCGTAAATTGTTAACATCTATAAACTCTTTGAGTTGGCCTGCCCAGTCTTTGTGTCCTGTCGTGCTAGGATGTGGATCTCCAGGTTTGCATTCTTGTTTGTTTGCAACAGTGTAATCCAAATGACTGGTCTCTGGTTTGAAAAATCTTTTCTTGTCGATCTTGTCAAACATAAACTTGATATCTTCGTTTGTTATTACTGCATCAGACAACGTATTATAAAACACATATGGATATTTTTTATTTTGAAAATAGTCTTGCAAATCTAATAACGCCAAGATTGATTCTATCTGTGTTGTTTGCTCTAAATCCATTCCTGCTTTGAATAGATATTTCGTAAAACTTTTTGTGTGTTCGTCCCTATTTGGATCCCATGTTTTCCAAGTGGTCTTCATTGACGGAAATTTATGTGCTTTGTATCCATCACCAGTTGGATAATCAAATCTGTTTCCGCCACTTGATCCTATTAAGAAAAAACATTTTTCTGCTTGTTCAGGAAATTTTTCACACCATGTTCTTGTAGTCCACATCATTCTTTTTGATCCTCTGCCACCACCGGCTAAGTTCACTGCAACATCTAGGCCAAGAATTTTTGCAAGTTCTAGACCACAATGGGTGTGAACATTGTCTTTGGGTCTTGTTGTAAGAAAAGAACAACCATTAATGAACAAACTGGTAGGCATAATACTATAATTATAGTGTAGTTATTCACAAAATGCAAACATGAAGAATATAGATTCACTGAAATATTTTTTAGAAAAATGGGATACTGTTGACACCAGTTACAATTATACTGTCCCCTATCACGAAGATATCAATCCAAACTTTACAAGTTTACCAACTTTCGTTGCTGAATTTCACGACTGCAAAGTTCATAGTTGTCCTTTACTAGTAACCTATCAACAGAAACTGATAACCAATTACATCTGGGGACTCACAGATCAACGTAGAAATAAGCCAGGCAAGACTCACAAACTATGGAAAGAATGGGGAGACGAAGTGCGAGCAGAACTACCACCGGTTACTCAACACTTCCATGAGAAATACCAATACATATGGTTACCAATAGATGAAGAGAGTGTGAACAATCCATGGCACATCTGGATAGATGTAATATCTAAATTTCGACTAGTAGAGAAGAGATGGTCGACTAATTTTGCAAAGTATACATATGTGCTAGCCAATGAAAGTGCTTACTTTAAAAAAGTACTTGAAGAATTGTTCCCTGAAATCAAAGTACTTGTCATACCAAAAAATGAAACATGGCAGTTTAAACACCTAATCGTGCCCAGTGCAAGTAATACAAAAGACGGAGTAATCACTCCTCACCTGGCACCATGGCTTCGGCACTTCAAGGGCATCCATGGAGAACATAAGGCACCGCACAGAAAGATAGTGGTATTGCGTCCGGGAGCAAAGACAAGAAGACTGACAAATTCAGAAGAGCTCCTGCTGGCCCTTAAAGGTTGGGAGACGGTCGTGCTAGAAAAAATGACCATTAGAGAACAGATAAAGACATTCGCTGAAGCAACACACATTGTGGCGGCCCACGGAGCAGGATTGGTCAATCTACTATGGTGTAGTGCAGGAACAAAAATAATCGAAATACAAGATAGGAAAATGATTCATAAAAAAGTTTATCCAATACTTTCACACCATCTAGGATTAAAACACGAACTGTATTTGGCAGACACTGTACCGATACCACTCGATGGTGGCAAAAAACCTAAAGGAATCAAAAGATTAAGCGACCTAATTGATTTTAAATTAAACATACCAGACCTACTTAAATACCTCGACTAATGAAAATAAAAGTTATTACATCTTATAAACCAGGAACCTGGGAAGCGTTTGCAAAACGAGGCATTCATTCCATGGCAGAACAGTTTCCAAATAACGTAGATATAGTTTTGTACTGCGAAGAACAACAACCAAAAAATGTCCACACCAGAATAAAATGTGTTGATTTAATCAAAGCAGAACCAAATTTATTTGCATTCAAAGAGAAATATAAAAATGACCCTGTAGCAAACGGAAAGACTACTCCAATACCAAACGGGGTGAGGAGATCCGACAAGTTAGAAGGATTGGACAAGGACAACGAATCTTTCCTATGGGACGCTGTAAGATTTTCAAACAAGGTTTTCTGCATAGTAAATGCGGTACGTGCCTCTAATGGTTACGATTATGTGTTGTGGGTAGATGCAGATACATACACTTTCAGACCTGTCCCTGTAGATTTTTTTCCAGGACTTTTACCCAAAGATACAATGTTAACATACCTAGGAAGAGAACATCCAACCCTAGGCGACGGAGGTGTATATCCAGAGTGTGGGTTTGTTGGATACAATCTAGCTCATCCAGAGATACAGAATTTTATAAACGACTGGGAGGACTTGTATAAAACAGGAGAGGTATTTGATATCCTCGAATGGCATGATTCATATGTTTTATGGCACCTTTCGAAAATATACAGGGCGGAAAAAAACATACTAGTCAACGACATCGGATATTGGAAAGGTGTAAAAGGACATCACGTGTTTGTGAATAGCGAATTGGGACAATACATGGACCACTTTAAGGGAAAAAGAAAACTTCACAAGACGTCCGCTAAAAATGATTTCCGTGTTAATCCTGACTCCCCTGTAAAATTTGATGAAATAGATTACTGGAAAAAAGTACCACCGAGTTAACAGACATAATTACATTAAATGAAAAAAATTGCTTTTGTAACGGGAATGACAGGACAAGATGGTCCTTACCTGGCCAAACATTTACTGGAAAAAGACTACAAGGTATATGGTTTGGTAAAAAGATATAGTAACCCAAATCTTTCTAATTTAGATTATCTTGGAATAGAAAATGATGTAGAATTAATCACAGGCGATATCACTGACGATGCTAACATGAATCATTTAGTAAGGTCTATCAGACCAAATGAATTTTACAATCTTGCCGCACAAAGTTTTGTTGGAGCCAGTTGGGATTTGAACAAGCAGACAACCGAAGTAAACGCAATGGGTGTATTGAATGTGCTGAATGCCATAGTAAATCAGAATCCAACAACAAAATTTTATCAGGCAAGTACTAGTGAACTCTATGGCAACTCGAATGACAATGGTTTACAAAATGAAAAAACACCTTTCCACCCGCGATCTCCATATGGTGTATCAAAACTGTATGCTTACTGGATGACGGTCAACTTTAGAGAAAGTTACAGCATACATGCTTCTAATGGAATATTATTCAATCATGAATCACCTATAAGGGGTAAGGAGTTTGTCACAAGAAAAATCACAGATGGTGTTGCAAAAATTAAACTAGGACTAGCAAAAAAACTTACACTAGGAAATCTCGATGCAAAAAGAGATTGGGGTTTTGCGGGCGACTTTGTTGAGGCAATGTACACAATGGTACAACAACAAGATCCCGGCGATTATGTAATATGTACAGGAGTGCAACACTCCATAAGAGAATTACTGACTCACGCTTTTAGAACCGCTGGCATCGATGATTGGGAACAATACGTTGAGTCTGACCCACGTTTCAAACGTCCGGCAGAGTTACACGCTCTCCATGGATCATATGCCAAGGCAAAAGAAAAATTAGGTTGGGAACCTAAGACTGAATTCAAAGACATGGTTGCTTTGATGGTCAAAGAAGATATCAAGAGACTTTCCCATGATTTACGTTAGTTCGACCAATAGAGCACTTACAGAAAAATATGTTGACTGGGCTGTACAGGGTTTGCCTGGCTCTACAAAACTTAAACCTACTGAAATTACAGACAAAACCGATTGTACAAAAGCAGTAATGTTTGGCGTGCTACGTGGCACACACCTCGTTTACAGATGGGCGGAGAAAAATAAAATAGATTTTTATTACATGGATAGACCTTACTGGGGAGAAACAAGAAATAGTCCATATTATGTAAAAATTGTAAAGAACAATCATCTAAAGAACTGGCAAGAGGACCGACCAGATGATCGTTTCAAACAGTCATTTCCGTGGCCAATACACCCATGGAAGAAAGACGGCAGGAACATTATTGTGTGTCCGCCCTCTAATGCAATGAAGGATTTCTTTGGTGTCAATGACTGGTTGGATAAAACTATTGCTACCTTGAAGGCTAATACTGATAGACCTATTATTATTAAAAACAAAGGTTACAATCCTATAATGGGACGTGATGCCAATGGTGGAATGATTGTTACAGGTAAAGACAACAGCAAACCTAGTGGTCCAATAGACTGGGAGAACGCATACGCAGTGGTTACCTACAACTCCAACATTTCATTAGAGGCCACCACAAGAGGTATTCCTTGCTTCACTGATGTGCATAATGCGTGTGCACCTATCTCAGAGACAGATTTTTCCAAAATAGAAAAGCCTTGCTACGTTGATAGAGAACCGTTATACTATTCAATGGCATACGGTCAATTTACAGCAGAAGAAATTAAGAGTGGATATGCATGGAGGATACTAGATGAAAGTTGAAATATTTAGAAGAACAGTAAAGGACAGACGTCGAGGCGCCAGTTGGGATCTATTACAGTACATGGCAGAAGGAATAAGGGCATGTGGTGATGAACCTATCATGGTAAACGAAACAAAAACTGGAGAGTGGACCAAAGACGAAATGGAACCAACACATCCAATAGGGTGCATGTTTGGTTACGGAGGTACCAACCAGATGCATCACACAAAAGGTCGTAGGCGAGACCTAGTAGAACGTGCAAAGAAAAAAGGCATAAAGATAATAACGTTTGATGGCGGGTTGCTTTCTAGTTTTGGTAACGTACACGGGCCAAAGCATCATTGGAGAGTTGCGTTGTTTTCGCCAATGAACAATGGAGACTTTCTATCTGATAACAGTCCGCCTGATAGATGGGAGGCCGCAAAAGCAAGATGGAATATCAAAAATGAACCATGGAGAAAATCAAATCAGGAAGATCCCATACTGTTTGTGCTACAACCAAAAGACAACTGGAGCATGAACGAACTTGATCCTATAGAATGGTTCAACAAGGTTTATGAAAAATTAAGACCAATCACAGATAGGAAATTTATTGTTAGGCCTCATCCTAACCACGTTGTACACATTGAGGATAGAATGGCAGAATTTTCTGAGGATGTAGAAGTTGTAATAGGACAAAAATATTTTAACGGAGACGAGAAAAAATATTACAGATTCAATTATCAAGAAGCGATATCCAATTGTCACGCTGTAGTCACCCATAATTCAACTGCGGGTGTAGATTCATGTGTGCGTGGAATACCAACATTCAACACCTCGGATCTAGCATTGAGTTGGCCTGTAGCAAACAAAGATCTGAACAACATAGAAACTCCAGAGTATCCAGACAGGACACAATGGCTCTACGATCTAGGTTACAAGTTGTGGAGCGAAAAAGAAATTAGAGATGGCACAGTGTTCAAGAGATTCAAAGACAGGTTAGGAATGTAATGTGTGGCATATACGGTATAACCGAACATAATCCAACATTTATAAAACAGTTCATAGATATGTGTAAGCATAGAGGACCTGATGGTTCAAGCATCTGGCATAATGAAAAAATCACTCTAGGACATAACTTGTTGAGTATCATGGGCGAGCCAGGTGATGCAACACAGCCATGGACAACACCCAAAGGAAACATACTAGTTTACAACGGAGAAATATTCAACTACTATGACCTTAAGGACAAATACAAAGAATTTACAGATACATCAGGTTGTGATACAGAACTACTTGCATGGGGACTTGACAATTTTGGCTTATCCTTTATTGATGAAATAGATTCAATGCATGGTTTTGCCTACTACGAAGTAGATAAGAACACACTTACTCTGAGTAGGGATCATGCGGGTGTGAAACCTGTCTACTACGCTTTGATCAAAGAAGGATTGGTATTTGGATCTGAGATAAAAGGAATGTTAGATAAAGTTCCTGGGAGCAGGAAGCAGGACGAACTTGCAGTAGGTTGTATGACCACAACTGGTATCAATCCACTACGCAATACTTTTTTTACAGGAATAAAAAAATTACTTGCAGGCGAGACTATAGTATATGATCTAGCAAACAAGAAAATAGTAAAAACAAAAAGAATATTCATAAAACCAAATTCAAATAAAAAATTTGATGCTGAAGAATTTAGAATGATAGCACGAAAGTCTATAAAAATGGCCAGTATAGGCAGGAGAAAAATTGGTGTGTTCCTGAGTGGTGGTCTTGATTCAAGTCTAGTAGCGTATGAACTAAAGAACGTTTTAGGTGATGCAAACACTTTCACAAACAGGATGGAACCAAATTACGTTCACCCAAAGGACGGTGATCATAATGAGGACGCCGACTGTGCCAAGGTCTTGGCAGACGTGAACAACTTCAAGCACACCGAGGTGCTTATTACACCAGAAATTGCGAAACAATACTGGGATGATTCTATATATTACATTGAGCAACCTGTGTACAATCCAAGTCTATCAATGTATTGTTATACTAATAAAGTGTTACATGATAACGGAATCGTGGTAACAATGGCCGGAGACATGGGGGACGAGGTATTGGGTGGCTATCCAAAATATTGGAAATTAAGAAAGGAACAATTTAACAGTTGGTCAGACATTATAGATAAATGGATCAACCGTATAAAGAGACCAATCAAAGTGTATGACAAAGCAAAACTACGTGATGAATTATTAAAATGTTATCCAGACGACTTATGGAATCCGGCTGACCCTATAGGGTCATATATGGCTCTAGATTGCGTTGCACAGGTTCCTGAAGAATTTTTAATGAGGAACGACAAGTATGGAATGGCTTACAGTATGGAAGGTCGTTTTCCTTTGGCGACAAAAACTTTCATGCAGTACTGCATGGATATCCACAGTGACGAGAAAATAGGAGAAACAAAGAGTGATACTAAACTTCTAACTAAGATTGCATACAAAGGATTGTTGCCAGATATAATCGTTGACAAGATGAAGACAGGATGGACTGTGCCGTTACAACATTGGTGGAAACAGTCGGGCAAGGCAAGTATTCCAACAATGATTGTGGCTGACTGGATTAAAAAATATAACATGGTGGAGTAGATTAAATACCCATATTATGAAGATAAAAGTACTTACGTCATACAAACCAGGAACTTGGAACGAGTATGCCAAACGTGCAGTGGACAGTGTTCTGAAGCACTGGCCAGATGACGTACAAGTTGCAGTGTATCATGAAGCACAACCAAGTGATGTATTTGAACATCCAAGGGTTGAATGGTATGATGTACATGAAGTGCAACCTGAACTGTTGAAATTCAAAAACAAATACAAAGATGATCCTGTTGCAAACGGAGAAATTGAAGAAATACCCAACGGTGTTCGCAGAGTAGGTCCTATGCCCGCCAAGGGTTCATACCAATGGAATGCTGTTAGATTTGCAAACAAAGTCTTTTGTGTGACTCATGCTTTGAAATCATCTCCGGGATATGATTATATCATCTGGTTAGATGCAGACACATATTCATTTAGGCCAATGCCAAAAGACTTCTTACTTGAAATATTACCACAAGATACAATGTTGACCTACCTAGGACGTACAAATCCAGACCTAGGCGACGGCGGCAAAGATCCAGAATGTGGATTTGTTGGTTACAATCTTAAACATCCAGAAATACAAAACTACACCATAGACTGGGAAGATATGTACATCAACGACACTGTGTTTAAATTGCGAGACGGGTGGACTGATTGCTCTACTCTGTGGCATCTATCAAAACTGTATCAAAAAGAAAGAAATGTCAAGGTTAACGACATAGGACGTTGGAAAGGTGTCAAAGGACATCACGTGTTTATAAACAGTGAACTTGGCCTATACATGGATCACTTCAAGGGCAACAGGAAGTCAGAGGGAAAAAGTAAATCCAACGATTTCAAAGGAGCCGGGCAAGATATCAGAGAACTAGACTACTGGAAAAAAATTTAAAATGAAGATAGAAGTATGGCCAATGCATGGCCCACAGAACAGTAAAACAATTTTCAAAAAATTTATACAGTCATTGCAAAAAACCGGAGAGGACGTACAGGTCAATAAACAAATTAATGGTGACGTAGCAGTCATATGGAGTGTGCTATGGAGAGGCAGAATGCAAGGCTATAAAGAAGTTTGGGATAGATACAGGAATGCAGGCAAGCCAGTAATTGTCATTGAAGTTGGTGGTCTTCGTAGAAATCTAAGTTTCAAGATAGGTATCAACGGTATAAACAGAGATGCCGACTTTGCAAATCAGGAGTTCGACGATAAACGCTGGCCTTTATTCAAACACGAGTTAAGGCCATGGAATCCAACAGGAGAACTAATTGTGATATGCGGACAACATGACGCATCAGAGCAATGGAAAGGTTTACCTAGGATGTCATCGTGGATTGAACAACAGATTGCAGAAATCCGTAAGTACACCACAAGACCCATACTGGTGAGACCACATCCTCGTAATGTAATCACATTCGATGAGAATAAATTCAAGAACGTAAAAGTTAGACTACCAAAAAGAGATTACAGGACTTACGACGACACAGATTTTAAGGCAACACTCGAGAGGACTTGGGCAGTTGTAAACCATTCTAGCAATCCGGCCATGGAGGCTGTAATGAGAGGAATACCTGTGTTCGTTTCCGAATCAAGCCTATGCCACGATGTGGGTAATATCAAATTAGCAGAGATCAATACACCAGCCATGCCAAACAGATTGACTTGGACTAATCAACTAGCATACACAGAATGGTTTGAAGACGAGATAGAACAAGGTCTGCCATGGGCGAGGATAAAGGCTAGATTACTGGAGAAATATTTGAAATGAAAATAATCGACGATTTTCTCAACAAAGACGACCTCGAAGACTTGAAAACTATAGTGCTTGGTACAAATTTTCCATGGTACATTAACGACGGTGTAACAGTACCTGACGACGGACACATACAATTTACACACCTCATATATAAAGACGATACATTCACGAGTAGTTACACTTTAGGGGGACTGGACATATTCAAAGAACTCCTTGGATTCAAAAAAATATTACGTGCAAAATTCAATTTGCTACAAAGGACTGAAAAAATAATAGAACACGGACTACACACCGACTTACCAGAACCGGACAGCAAAGTTAAGACTGCAATATTATATCTTAATACAAATAACGGCTATACAAAATTTGAAAATGGAGATATAATAGAGTCAGTAGAAAACAGATTAGTATTGTTTGACGGTAATGTACAACACACTGGAACCACCTGTACAGACAAGAGATACAGAGCAGTTTTCAATTTAAATTTCGAGGTAGACAATGAAAACAATTAATATAGGACGTAACCAAGAGGTACAACCAATAGAATGGCAACCATACACAGGTGAGGACGTGGTTGTTAACACGACAATACGTAAAGGCCAGCGTATACAAGACATACAATTCTATGAGGACAAAGTAAAGGCAGTGCCTCGAGGCAACGCATACTGCATAGGTAACGGTCCGTCACGTAAAGATTTTGACCTCAATAAACTTAAAGCAACAGGACAAACCTATGGCTGTAATGCATTGTACAGAGATTTCATGCCAGATTTTATATTCTCTGTTGACACAAAGATGTCAATGCAGATGGTGGAAGACGAAGTAGGATTGAAGACTGTACACTACGGGCCATCACTTGAAGTTAATAGGAAACAAAGCAAGGGCATGATTAATCTTATACCAAAAAATCCACACTGGATTTCAGGCAATGCGGCTTTTTGGACAGCAGGCGTTCACGGGCACAAAAACATTTACCTTTTAGGTTACGACTTCAGAGAGTACGGAAAAGATCAACTCAACAACATATATCAGGACACAGCCTGTTATGGAGAACGTAATGACGATAAGATATTCGAAGGTTGGTTAAAGCAATTCAGAGACATGTTAAAGATGAGACCATACGTCAACTACACAGTGGTGCATGACAATCCACCCGAATATCTAAACTATTTGCAGACAGGAACAGACCTGGGAAACAGTAAGGTGATTAGTTACGCTGAATTTGAAAAAATATTAGCACCTAGTAAGGCCTAAACCTGACATTTTAAATTTGTTTCTCCACGCAAAGAAGTTCTTGTTGTGGTTGGAGTAAGGATCTTTTAACCAAGTCATTTGATACAGATGCACCATCTCATGTGCTAGAGTCTCAATGAAGTCTTTCCAAGTAGGAAACTTACAGTGTAATTCAATGTAGTAATCTAATTTGATATGATAAGGAATTATTTTTTGGTTGAATCTGCCTTTGGGTGTTTTTCGATTGTCCCAATTGACCACACACCTACCCCAGTCTTTGTGTAATTTCTTTATCTGTATGTCAACCATTGGTAATCTGCTGTTGAATAATGCCCTGTTGATGTACCTGAACCATTGGTATGCTTGTTGTTCTGTTGGTCTGAAACCTTTGGCGTTTTTGTACCTAGTCGCAGTATTTTCCAGTTTGACTTTAAGTTGTTTCCTTACATTTACCGCTTTGTTCTTTGTTTTTTTCATGGTTGACTATATTACCAATTATGCTATAATATACTAATAATTATCTAAAATACCATGACTGATATGCACACAGATTTACCAAAAACAATTAACGAAGCACTTAAAATACTAGCATATAATGATTATTTTTGGGCAAATCCTTCAATGATAGGAAATACAGCCGTAATCAAGCCACATCCAAAAGATTACGATACAGTGAGATCACTCGCTGAATCACAGTACGCCTGGACAGAGAAACAGGCAAGACTGGCCCTGGTCATACTCAAACGGTACCTAACCAAGTTCCAAGCACACGGCATGGACATCAAGAAATTGTTAGACGATCCTGTGTACGAGGACGACTTCCGTGTTATCAGTTTTGATAAAGTTATAGAGAAGTACACAGACGACGACAACATCGAAAGAATAGAGATGAGATTCCCATACCACAAGAAAGTGATACAACTGATACGTTGTATGAAAGACACACGTGACTTGCCTGGAATGTACGCACTGTATGACGGTGAGAAAAAGAAATGGACATTTACACACAGTGATGTCACTGCTTATTATCTGACCCTAATCGCCGTAAGATATGATTTCAAATTTACTGACAACAGTCTGCTTGATGATTATGAAGAAATTAAAAAGGAAATAATAGGACATCGTAAACCAACAGCACAGTTAATTGCTGGGCAGATTGTATTGAACGATGCTCCTGAATCACTACAAACTTATTGGGACAAAAATCTTAAACCACGATCTGCACTAGAACAAGTGGACTCGTTAAAGAATTTTAATATATCCACACAAGGAATAGATGTGCCTGCACAGACACACATAGGTAAAAAAATATCACACAACAAACATCATAAGTTGTGGATTGATTCAAAGACTTTTTCTAAGAACGAGGTAGTCAAAGGATTGTTAGAGCTCAACTGTTTTCCATTAATGATGCCTGTGAGTGGCGATATCCATATGGAGGAAGATGTAAAAGAATTCTGGGAATGGATGAATGCTTTCAAGTCACATGGTATAGATTTATTGAATGAGTGCAGTTGGGGGTTCGATGTCAAAGAACCGATCTATAAAAAAGACATAGACAGGCATAACAGTGACAGGACCTATCTACTTGATAATCAAAAATCCCAAGAGTTCTTTGAAAACCTATATGAACTACATCAAATGAGCAAACAATTCAAACTTATTAACCAAGATACCAAAATAATATTTGTGAGGAATAGAATACCAAGAGCACTTATCAAGAGTAAAATAAGACCAAAGGCCTCGTTGGTTGCCATAGGTGGTGGTTATTATGCTACTGGCACAGACAATCTGAAAAGAATGCTTGAAAATCTTCCAAAAAAGTTGTATTATAGTGATCACCAACCGAGTAGTTGGGATTGGCATGATCATATTATAATAAAACTTTAGAATGAGCAGTTGTAAACTAGTAATAAAAGATGAAGTGAACGTGAAGTTCGAGAATCTTAGTCTCGAATGGCGTAAGAGACTATCCAACAAATTCAAGTATGAGATACCGTATGCTAGACATCTTCCTGCAGTCAAACTGGGTAGATGGGACGGCAAGGTCAGTTTTTTTGGTCTGGGTGGTACGACCTACTTGAACCTAGTTGACCAAATACTTCCTATACTAGATGAGGGTGGAGTTTACATAGACGTTGAGGACAAAAGACAGCAACATAACTTTGAATTCAAAGCAGTAGACAAAAATTATCTATCACACATAACGTGGCCAGAGAAACATCCGGCGGCGGGACAACCAATCGAATTGAGAGACTACCAAGTGGAGACAATTAATAAATTTATAGAACATCCACAGAGCATACAAGAGATCGCCACTGGTGCAGGTAAGACCATTATTACAGCGGCACTGTGCCAACTAGTCGAACCGTATGGAAGAACACTAACCATAGTTCCAAACAAGAGTCTTGTCACACAGACAGAAGAGGACTTCCTTGCTTGTAACTTAGACGTTGGTGTGTACTACGGTGACCGGAAAGAACTAGGACGGTTCAACACCATAGCAACTTGGCAGTCATTGAATGTGCTTGAAAAGAAAAGCAAAGACGAACACACCACAGATTTCTTAGAAGCAATACAAGGCATCAACACCGTGATAATAGATGAAGTACATATGGCCAAAGCAGACGTGTTGAAAAGATTGTTGACAGGCCCATTCGCACACTGTGGTATACGTTGGGGACTGACTGGTACCGTGCCAAAAGCAGATTACGAGTTTATGGGATTGAAATGTAGCATAGGAGAAGTGTCCAACAGGATACAGGCCAGTGAACTGCAAGACAAAGGTGTGCTGGCAAACTGCCACGTGAACGTTCTGCAGACACAGGATCATCCACAGTTCAAAACATACGGTGAGGAACTGAAATGGCTGACCACAGACAAGACCAGGATGAAGTGGGTGGCCAACACTATCAAAGACATATCGACTTCAGGAAACACACTGATACTTGTGGACAGGATATCCGCAGGAGAGATATTAGAAGAACAGATCGAGGATGCAGTGTTTGTGTCCGGGTCAACAAAAAACACAGACAGGAAGGAACAATACGATGAAATATCTACTGCGACAAATAAAGTTATTATTGCCACATATGGAGTTGCCGCTGTGGGTATTAATATTCCTAGGATTTTTAATCTTGTTCTCATAGAGCCAGGCAAGTCATTTGTCAGGGTCATACAGAGCATAGGACGTGGTATCAGGAAGGCAGAGGACAAGGACAGCGTACAGATATGGGATATTACCAGCAGTTGTAAGTTTGCAAAAAGACACCTGGGGGCAAGGAAAAAGTTTTACAAAGAGGCCAATTACCCGTATAATATAGAAAAGATAAATTATGAAAATCCTTACACTGGATAACAGAACATACAAGTTAGAG